ATCAGAATATTCAGGTGGACTTTCAAACTGCACCTCATCATGCACAAATGCTAGTTGGTGTGCATTAATTTCACACGTTTTGATTGTATCGTGAATGTGAATCATCCACTGTTTAGCTACAATACCTGCGCTCCCTTGGAGTAGGTAGTTAAGGGCTTTGTGGCTACCATCAACAGTGCAGCGGCGACCGTCACACAGGTTAATGTAACCAGATTCCGCTTTGGACTTAACCGCAGTAACCAGTTTCTCAAGTCCTGGAATTGCATCCATGTAAGCTTGACGTATCTCAGCCCCTTTCTTTTTAGCGGCTTGCGGCGATAGTTGTGGGTCATAAGATAATCCGATCTTGTGGTCACCGGCTCCGTACAGAAAGGCATAAGTTACAGTCTTTACTAGACGACGAGAGATTCCAATCTTGTCTGCATTCTCTTGGTGAATATCACCGTTGAGAAGAACGTCACCGTACCTGCCTCCATCATATCGGGCAAGGTAGTGTGCGAGCATCCGTAGTTCAATCCCTGCGAGATCAGCACCAACCATGACATGGCCAGGGCTAGCGCGGAATAGCTTTCTAAATTCAAGATCACTAGGTACCTGTGCTAAGTTTGGATTGCGGTGAGCACATCGAAATGTGTTCGTAGCAACAGAGCAGTGGTGATGGATACGATTGTTTCGTACCAGCTTTAGCCAAGCGTTGTTACCTTCAGACAACATACCAAGCTTTTTGGTTGTCTCAAAGCAACATAAGAACTGCAGAGCTTCCTCTGTGCCTATGTCCTTGAGTGTTGTCTCATCAATCACCGCCTTGCCAGTGTTGGTTGTTTTATCAGGTTTCCAACCATGATGTGTTTTCATGATCCAGGCAATGTGATCACGACTGGTAGGGCTGAACTCCTTCAGTCTAGTGAAAGTAGCTCCGGCGATGTATCCTTGGGTTCGATTAGGTCGTTTAGGAGTAAACTCCGGTCCAGCAACGTAAGGGTACCGCTTCCGTAGTAGCTGATTAAGATTATCAAGCTCGGTATAGAGAGTTTGTGCAAGTTCCCATGCAGCTGGCTCATCAAAAAACCATCCATGTAATTCTTGCTCGGTGAGGATTTCTGCGACACGATGCTCTAGTGCGATCCATTTAGGAATGGTTGAAAGTGTTTCCAAAGTTTAGTCGTAACAACAACGTCTTGTACCATATAATCTTGCATCTCTTGACTCCATTCTTTCCAATCTGCTGTCTTTCCAAACTCTCCTTTATATTCACCTAATCGATACCCATAGGCTTCAAGAGAATGGCGACCATAAAGTTGGAGAGGCATGTTCTTCCAATTTCTTTTCTGATCGGTCTTCAGAATATCAGCATGACATATGCGGCTGAGAACAAGAGTATCAAGAACGAGACCACTCCTGTCAAACCAGGGAAAAAGTTTACGAATGACAGGTATATCATAATTGATAATGTTATGCCCGACAATACAGTCAGCGTCTTCAAGCCTTTGTATCCCACGGACAATCGGTTCAGTATTCCCCTCATCATTGTAGACAAGGGTTTTGTCAGTCTCCGTATCATAGATGCCAAGACAGTGAATGTGGGTAACATCATGAACGAGTCCGTTCGATTCCAGATCAAAAATTAGCGTCATTCCAGTGTCGTATTACACCAGCAACAATAAATAGGTTTGTGATAAAGATCATCAACTCAAGAAGGTTGAGCCTTCGGAGCAGCACCTTGCCAGACATAAGTTTTATCAACGAATTGTGCTCGTTTGATTGCCTCGGTGGTGGGAGGTTTTGGGCTATAAGCCGTTAGCCAAGTGCCATTTTTTTGCTCATAAAAGACAACCGTCATGCGATCTTCACGCGGGATGTCAGGAAGATCAGAGTTAATGCAGGGATCGTTTTCCATACTGAGGTACTTAAAATAACCGTCCTCAGAAATCTGTCGTTGGATCGAAGCTTTCATCAGATTTAGTCTCTTTGAATTTACAGGTATTTAGATCATAGCTCAGCCGACACGCGACGCCAACCTCGCCTGAATAGCGATTCTTGAGGACTCGCACAGTCGTATCACCTCCTCCAGATGTGCTCTGCTGGTTTCGTTCAAGTGCAATAACTCCGTCAGACAACTGTGCAATTGCTGCACTTCCTCGCAGCTGTCCCAGAGTGACGCGGGCACCCTCTTCATGGTTTTGATCACTAGATGTTCTCCGTAGATGAGAGACAAGGAACATGGCGACACCAGTACGCTCTACAAGAGAACGCAACTTAGTCATGGTGGTATCAATCATTCGACGCTCATCACCATCAAGACCACTCAACAGAATAGAGAGGTGATCAAGGAAGATTACCCTTGTATCAAGACCCGTTGCCAGGTACTCAATTCGGTTGTAGATGAGATCAGGATCAAAAGAACCAAAGCCGTCGAAAAGAAAAAGATTCCAGTTAGCAAGAGTGTCTTGATATGCTTGGGTGAGAGTAGCTCGGTCATGTTCTCCAATGTGTAGTGATTTACCAACTGCTGCGGACATCAGTCCGAGAGCTGTACGACGGTTGGATTCCTCAAGTGCCAAGTAACCGACCCGTTCGCCTTTACGTAACAAATGAGTTGCGAGTTCACGACAGAAGCTGGACTTTCCGATCCCACTTCCTGCAGTAATCGTGACAAGCTCTCCAAACCTGATCCCGTGTAGTTTGTCTTGGATTCCTTGAAAAGGATACTCATGGTCTGCTGGTGGTGTTGGTGTGGTGACTAACTCTAAAAGTAATTTACCATCTACAATTCCGTCTGGCCGGTACGGTTTAGCGTCCCAAATAGCCCGACGTATTGACTCACTGTCATTCGCCTGAAGCGCGTCGCTCGCGTCCTTGTACGCTTCCAGACGGGCGATCTTGCACTTGCCAGGTGGTAGTACCCCTGCTGCTTCCTCCGCTGCCTTACGGCCCGCCTCGTCATTGTCGAAGAACAGGATAATCTCCTCATAACCCTGGAGCCAGGGGATAGCCCGTTGAATCGACTTCTTTGCCGCAGCGGCACCGCTAGGTAGAGATACCATCGGCCACCCCGGCATAGCCTCACTACATGAAGCTGCATCAAGTTCCCCTTCAGTGATGACAACTCGTTTTCCAGTGGAGGGAAACAAATGCTGTCCAAAGAGGCAGGTAGGTGATTGTCCCTCATAATAGAAGTCTTTGGCTTTGGTCTTAGTCTTACATCCAATCAGTATACCATCTTCATCGTAGTAGTGAAACCGTAAGACATCACCATCACGATAGATCTTATACTGTTGGCATACCTTCTCAGAGATATTTCGCTTACCTAATCGTACAGCAGAACCTCTGATTGCAATAGACATTTTGTTGGTGTGAATGTGAAATGATTCCTCCGTGTGTCCGTAATTGTTACAAGAGAAGCAGTAGGTATGCCCATCAGTGTAGAGACTATTTGCATCACTACTGCCACACACATCACACGGTAAGTGCCTGACGAACTCGCTTTCGCATTTCTGCATATGCTCGTGCTTGTGCATCGTGATAATCAAACCAGGAATCAAGTGCTAGGTAGAAACCTTCAATCAGGTTCTGCGCTGTGTTAGGGTTTTCAGCATCAACATCAGCGAGGTAATCACTGAAGCCTTCTGCATAGAACTCAGGTGTGCCGTAAGTCAGGTTAGCCATTCGAGTGGGATTGAGTGAAAGGAACAGTATTGGAAGCCGTGCTTTTCGCACCACTTTGCATAGGTGGTCTTAGATCCTTTGTAGATCTTATTATAAGGTGCTTGAAAGACGAATCGAATATCTAAGTCGGGATTCGCTTTCTTCACTGCGATCATCTTCCTTCGGTCTTCCTCCGTCAGGCGTCCCTTTGTTTCTAAGAAGACACCATTCGGTAAAAGAAAGTCGGGTGTGTAGTTGCATTGAAGAACGTATGGAACTTTGGTTGACTCGTACTCAAACTCTACCTTCAAGCTTGAGAGAAGATCAGCAACCTTCTCTTCAAGACCTGAACGGTATTTAGGCATTAGAAATCATCTTCCTCAATCTCAGGTGTGGAGGTTACATTCGGTTCCGAAGTTTTGTAACCTTTAGTTTGACCAAAGAGAGCTGCCACTTCAGTTTCACCAAGATCGCCTGTATCAACACCAGCAGCAGATCCAACCGTAACGACTTGGACACCGACAAGCTTAAGACTCGTTCCATAGGTGACACCATCACGGAGGATATATGGCTTCTGACGGAACGCAAGTTTGACAGTAGAGCCACTGTAGATCGGGGTGTTGGGGTCAGCAATAGGAGTTCCTTCTGTATCAACGACAGGTGGCTTCGTTTCCTCATTCCAACTGAACTTGACCTTGTACTTCCCATCAGACACCTCCTCCCAAGGTTCAGGCTTCAGAGTGGAACGCTTCGGGTTCTTTAGTTTAGACTCAGCCCATTTGAGAGTATCAGCTCGATCTTCTTCAAGCTTCTCAACAAGGGATTGATCAACAATAGCACCAAGCGAGTAACCGAACTTACTTGGTTTGAGGATAGCCTGGTAACCTTCAAGGATCACAGGCTCTTGGGTAACGTGGATGGTTTGGGGCATTTCAGCAAAAGAAATAGGTGGATTCGATAACGGATTCTGGTTCCAGATCTCCGATGATCGGTGGGTCAGTCTCCGCTCCAATCTGTGAAGCGAAGTCTAGTAGGTAATCATGCTCCGCGAATAGGTGCATGTAAGTCTGCCTCACAATAGTGGAGAGGGTAGACATGTCTGTAGCACGACACAATACTGAATCGTGGATGAGTGCAATAGGGGCGTTGAAACGTAAGACACTCAAATGTAGAAGGCTAGCATCAAGACTGTGAATAAGGTTAGGAGCTGTTGCGTTCTTGTGGTGTTGCTTATCTACCTCCTTTGAGTCATCAACAGCAACCTGTAATTCACAACGACCTAACAACTGTAGCTTAACTGTCACCTTCTCTTTCTTCATCAGCCGTTGAGTGACGACAAAGCCAGATGGTGTAGTCCAGGTTAACTCAGTCTTACCGCTGTCAATAGCTTTGGAGACTTCAGATTCAATCCATGACATGACAGCCATAGGACCAGGAACGACCTCCTCCATAGCATCTCTAACAGCTTTGACTGTTTTGGTTAGATCCTCTTTCTCAATCTCAATACCTTTCTCCTTTAGTGCGTCCTTGATGTACCCACGATTTGAGTATGGTTTAGCATTATATGGTATAGTCATGACTACACGTTTGACCACCTTTCTATCGAGATGTTCTCTAATAGAAGCTGGACAATACGGCTTGGCAGTCTCTGCTACGATTTTATAAGCATCCTGTGGTTTATCACTAGGTAAGACATTAACAAGCTTAGCAGTAGAACAATCTCGTGCAAGACCTGCAAGGATTTGTAGACCTGAACATGTAGCATCTGTGGCAACAAATAGACCGGTGAATTGGCGGTCACAAGCTAAGACACAATGGTAGTACTCCTCACAAGCTGCAAGAAACTGCCAAGGTTCATCAGCTACCTCCCATTCAGAAAGACACCCAATAGGATCTAATACAATGCGCTTGATGAATGTGGAATTATCTTTAACCCAAGCTAATCGCTCAGACATAGGAGCTTTATCAAGACCCCAAGTAGTAGCTACCTGAAATGCTAACCACTCCTCAGCTTCAGGAGTCATAAAAGCTTCTTCATAACTTCTCAACAAACTTTTTCCAAAGTCTGTATCTTGAGGAGTTAGAAAGGCAGGAATTGGATAAGCTCTACCTCTGTAGTCAAAAGACCACGGAATATAGAACTTCTCTCTTCCTTTAAACCTCTTTACTGCTTCCATTGTCATGCGAGTTCTACATGACTTCCTAAACTCATTAGCTTGTCTATTCCTTACTTCTGCTGCCTCTCTCCTATAAGCTTTCCTAGCTTCTTTATTCTCAGCTATGTCTACTGGTTTAGGAGGTAGGGGATGTTCTACTACTGGTAGAAACTTACCTATTTGTATTCCCTTCTCATCTAACTCCTCCGCTACTCTTACGATAAACGGATTTAGACAGTAGGCTACCTTCTGAATCTTGTTCAGAAACTCCAGGGGTCTCTCCCCCTGTATACATCCGCCATGTCCACGACGCACTAGCTTATGCCCGTTCATCACCTCGTTGAGCATGTAGCCACCTGCTTGCTCGTTGCTCCAATCATTGGGAGGTATAAGCATTGGCCATGCAAGAGGGCTAAATAGTTCAGCCTCTTTCATCAGTGCGTCCTTGATGTCCATGAAGTAGGCAGTAGGGACAACAAACTGTGTCTTACGGTTTCTATCTCGTTCGATGTACTTTTCAAACCAACCACTAACTTGCATGATGCAATCTAGCAGCCAACCACCTAACTTAACACGGTTATCCCTACCCCATGCTTCCCACTTAGGGATGTTATTATGGCGGTTCATCAATGTCTTGACGACCGTTAGTTTCTGTTGAGTGCCAATGGATTTGTGCCAGTAGTTCTTCTTTAATGAAGTAAGAAGTCCAGGTGCTACCCTTTCATAGTGTCTCATCTGACACTCATTTTCTACACCAGTTCCAATAGTATCACACACATTGACAAGCTGATTAGCTTTATCTTTGTATGAAAAAACCTTATCAAAGGTAATCTTCAAAGCAATGGTAGCAATTGCTAATGGTTCTAGCTGTACGACATAAGTTTTAATGAGTTGAAATTGATGCCCAGTACCTCGCTTAAGCCTATCATGTGTAGTATCCTCAATGTACTTAACAAGTTTAGGTAGTAGTACATCAATAGATGCGTTACCATAGACACTAGCAGATGCGTAACTCTTATCCTCTAAGTCATGTGTGTTCTTGTATAGACGTTGTAACCCTAATGCAATAGCCTCTCGCTCGAACTTGATCTGTTCATCAATCTCGGCTTGTGTCGTCAATACAATCCTCCGTGTCGTGAATGTGAATCAGTTGCGCAAGCTCAGGATAATCTTCACTAAGCTCTTCAAATTGCTCAATCGTGATCAGACTCATCTTCTTCGTAGTGTGGTGAAATGAAATGGATTTGTTCATCGGTGCAAACAGTAAACTCTACACCATCTCTCATCAACTCTGCTACCTTTTGTTCAGCAGCATGACGCTTTTGATAGACATACTCTTTGATCTTACCTTTATCCGTACTTGCACGAATGATGCAACATACAGAACTAGGTAGTTCCCAACCTGCTACCTTCCAAGACATAACTTCCTCAAATGTATGAGGAACAAACATCTCATCAGGTGCATCTTTGTATTCTTGCCAGTTGTTTGCATAATACTTCTTACCACTCATCAGCTTGCCTCACATTGATTAATTCATCATCTTGTTCGTGGGACAACTCTAAAGCTATCCATGCAGCAGCTTCAGAATCGGGCGCTAACAAATGTATAGTGCCTGAACTTAGGGTCACCTCGTATAGACGTGGTTGGGTCAT